AAGCGCGTAGCTTGCCGGGCATTTGGGGAGGCACATCGGAAAATCAGAGACGAGCAATGCTTATCTCTGACAGACCCATCATGTAGTGTCGGATTATCCCACTAGGAAGGATTATCCATGAACGACCCCGACGGTATGGTTCAGACGATCAGAGAGCAAGAGAAGCACATCGCAGATCTTGAGCTTCGTTTGAAACTAAGAGACAAGCGCATCATGTTCTGGCAAGGCATGGCCTCCGATCTGTATGACGAGCTCATTGGCTTTTACAAGCCCGCGAACGATCCTTTCGGATCTATGACCTCCACGATCAACCGATTTGAGGAGGCTGAACGCTATGGATCTGAGTGATTATGTTGATGTGCCGACCCGTTTCGCTGCACTGCTGACGAAATGGCCTGAGCTTCGTATCAAGGAGCATCGCCCAGAGATCGTCACCATTGGTGACAAAACTTTCATCAGTGTCACGATGCAGGCTTGGCGCACTCCTGACGATCCGATCCCATGTCAAGCGACCTGTTTTGAGCCCTTCCCCGGCAAGACACCATTTACGCGTGACAGCGAGCAGATGAACGCGTCCACCTCATGTCTCGGTCGGTTGGCTGGGCTCATGATGTCATTCCCGAAAATGGCCTCACTAGAAGAAGTTGTAAACCGTCAAACCGAGCAGAAGCCCGTAAAGCCTTGGATGGCCTCAGAAGGTCAGAGGAGACTCCTGAAAGCCCTAGGCCATGCCGGCGAGGTTCCCAGTGGGCGACTTGAGTTCGAGTCTTTGGTTGCCGATCTGAAAGCGAAGAAGATGACTGAAGGGGAGGCTTTCTGATGATTCGAGTTCAGGTCACGGAGCGTCTCATCTTTGAAGCGAACGAACTAGTCGACGGTGGAGAGTTCCAGACGATCAAAGATCGTCCCGACTTTAAGGATGATCATCTGCTCATCGGCGCGATCGGTGAGATCGCTGTCATTGATTACTGCTGGAGTAACGACCTACTCGCCTATAAAAGGTTCGGGAACTCAAGCGATCTTCAACTCCACTCAGGCCACACGATCGAAGTAAAACTGCAGAAGGTGTCAACGATGCCAGAGCTGCACTACCGCGTGAACTTCGCAGCAAAGAAGAAACAGACCGAGAAGTCTGACTTCATGTTCTTCTGTATGTTGCAATATGTCGCCGGCATCCCTGAGGCCGTCTGGCTTCTTGGTGGATGTTCGTCGGACAAGTTTTGGAGGCTCTCAACTTTTCACCGTCAAGGCGAGCCGATGATGCGACATTATGCGGACGGGAATTATGTCGCGACTGGACGCTATTTCACGACCGACTGCTATGACCTGCCGATCTCCCAGCTTGCGCCTCCTAGTGCATCGTTGAAACATTTCAAGTCACTACAAACGAAAGAAGAAGCACAATGAACCCCGACGACCGCCCAATCTCCGAATGGATGCAACCTGTCCGCCCGATTCGAATCCTTTTCCAAGCTGGAGAACCTCAACATCGGCACTACATCCACATCTTCGCTCTCCGTACCGCTGGAAGCGAATGTGAGTATCTGACCATAGACGGAATCTTCATCCAAGCCCGCTCGAAGAGTGTCATGTTCGCTGAGACTTTGATTGATGGTCACTGGTTGAGGCTCGGAGCATGATCGAGTATCAAGTCATCTGTCTCTATCGCGTCGGCGCAGGTCGTAACCTGACCGAGAAGCAGGCTCAGGAGCTCCACACGCATCCCTCGGTCGTCCTGACACTCCTGAACGCCGACCAACACCTAGATCGCTATGTCAAAGTCATTGTGGATGGCAAGGTGCGCGGCTACCAGACATATCGTGCAGGGAAACGCGTCACGATGGAAGAAGTCTCATGAGCATCTACCGAGCACCAAGGCCCGAGTCGAATTGGACGCAGATCCGAAACGAGATCATTGAAGATCAGCGTCTCACCTTCAAAGCCACAGGAGTCCTCATCTTCGTACTGTCCAAGCCTGACAACTGGCGAACCTCCACAAGACACCTCGCCACAGTAAAAAAAGAAGGCATAGATGCTATCCGTACAGCAATGTCCGAACTTGAGTCCGCCGGCTATATCAAGCGCAGAAGGTATCAAGACGAGGAAGGCAAATGGTGCTACGACACGCTCGTATTCGACACTCCCCAGCGTGTGGATAAACCTGTGAGAAACACATCGTCGCAGGTCAAACCTCGTGGGGATAATCCCTACGGGGATAATCCCGATGTATATAAAGAACTAATAAACAAAGACTCAGAGTGTCTCGTCCCTACGCGTACTCAACTAAGGGATCATGAGCCCTGTGGACAATGCAGAGACACAGGCTGGAAAGTCATCCAAGGCCTAGACCTAGAGAAGTGTGGCTGCCTAGTCGGCATGGAGATTCATGGCAGGTAATCCGATCTACAACACCAAGCAATGGAAAGAAGTGCGCCGGCTTGTACTCGAGGAAGATGGTGACTGCCACTGGTGCAGGCTTCACGGCAAAAGAACCAAGGCCACCCAAGTCGATCACATCGTAGAGCTAGATCGTGGAGGCGACCCATACGACCGATCCAACCTTGTTCCCAGCTGCGCTTCATGCAATGCATCTCGAGGAGCGACCTTCGTCAACAACAAAACAGCACAAAGAATCCAAGCACGAAACAAAGCGACACAAAATGTTTCTTTTTTGAGCAAAAGCCTCACCCCGAGCCCCCACTCGGAAATCCCCTCAACTAGCCCGAACCAGCAGGGACTAAGCGGAAACTTGTCGGATTATCCGACATCTGGACGGATCGAGCCGAGACTCGTCACACCTGTCCCCGCCGGCGAGAGTTTCGGCCCTGCCCTGACCTTGTGGGCGAAGCGCGTTCTTGGCATTGATCTGATGGAGTGGCAGAAGCGAATCGTGAACGATGCTCTCACGGTGGACGACGCTGGTGACTTCGTTTTCCGTGAGGCTTGTGTATCCACAGCGCGCCAGTGTGGGAAGAGCCTTGTCATGAGAGCCTGCGCGGGCTATTTTGCGACTGAGTACGCAGCTCTCCGAAAAGAACCTCAAACGATCGTGATCGTCGCCAACCAGAAGCGGCGGAGCATGGCCCTCTTTCGTGATGTCGTCCGTGACCTTGACGAAAAGTTCGAGTGTAAAGTCCGCTGGCAAAACGGAGACGAGCGGATCAACTTCCCAGACGGATCATCTATCTCGGTCGTTGCAGCTTCTGCTCACGCTCACGGCATGACAGCGACGCATCTTCTCGTGGACGAGTTGTGGGACATCAGTCCCGAGGTCGTATTCACTGCTCTCAGGCCTTCACAGATCGCAGTGAAGAATCCGATGATGATGATGTTCAGCACCGCCGGCGACCAAGGCTCCACCGTCCTCCTCCAGCTCCGAGAGCAAGGCATGGCAGCGATTGACTCGGGCCGAACTGGTTCGCTGTACTTCGCCGAATGGTCACTTCCACCCGGAGTCAGTCTGGAAGATCGCCGCTACTGGGGATGGGCGAACCCTGCACTCGGTACAACTATCACCATGAAAGCTCTCGAGCTCGCTTTTGATTCGCCGAACCGTCAAGCGTTCATCAGAGGCCACCTGAATCTCTGGGTGGATTCCACCAACTCGTATCTCCCGATCAACCTGTGGAACGATCGGAAAACAGTAGACCCAATGCCACCCATTCAGTGGCTCGTCATTGACTCATCGGTAGATGAATCACGCTATGTTGGAATTGGCTGTGCATACGACGGGACTCGAGTCATCGTGACGACCGAATTCGTCGTCGAATCCGCTCAACAAATGTGGGCCGAAGTCGTCAAACGAATGACCGACCCACAAGTCAAACTTGCTTGTACCCCATCACTAGAGATCCACTGTCCCCCAGATCTTCGCCGGCGGATGACCATCGTTGGCTACGCCGAGTTGATTAAGTGGACTGGTGCAGCTCGTGCGATGATCGTTGAGGATCGTGTTCGCCACACTGGTGATCTCGCATTGTCTGAACATTTTTCGCGAGCGGTAGCAGTCAAAACTGGTGGGGCGATCGTTCTCAGTTCGCAGAAGAGTCCCGGACCGATCGAGTTGGCGCGCTGTGCAGTGTGGGGAATCATGCTCACATCGCGTCCGAAAGCTTCAGCGAAACCTCAGATGGCTTTCGGTTGACCTTAGTAGACATCATTAAAAGTCTCTGAGAGACTCCAAGTGATGGCACTTTTCAGCAGATCGAAGCAACACGCAACCCCCGCGTTCGCTCACGAGCCTCTTCAAGCTGCAGCTGGAAGTGCTGCAAGCGGACTGGGTCAGTTCTGGAGTTACACCGTCGGGGCGGCTCACGAACTGGCCCTGTCTGTTCCTACCGTCTCTCGAGCCACGCAGATGATCATCTCGCTTGTCGGCTCGCTACCTCTTCGCCACTACACACGGCAGTGGACCGGCGAAGAGTACGAAAAAATATATGAACCGAACGAGTCATGGATGGATCAACCAGATCCCACCCTCACCCGTAATTTCATCATGTCAAATACTTGCATGGATCTCATGATGCGCGGACGCGCGTTCTGGTACATCACCTCACGCAGCTCCGCCACAGGCCGACCGCTTTCGTTCCAGTGGATGCCCTGCGAGATGGTTGACACATTGGACCAACCCGGTCCACAGTTCTACGGCAAAAGTAATCAGATCCTTTTCAACGGACAAACGATCCCGTCACAGGATGTCGTCCAGTTTCTCGCACCCGTCCAAGGCTTCCTCTGGACAGGTCGCCGAGTCTTAGAGACCGCCATCAAACTTGATCGCTCAGCTGAACGCTTCGCATCAAACGAGATCGTCGCAGGCTACCTACAGCAGACCGACTCGTCCGAACCACTGGACGCTGAATCACTCGGTGAGCTCGCTGCAGCATGGTCAAACGCTCGCCGCGTGAACGCTGTCGGCGCATTGAACTCGGCTGTCAAGTACGAACAATTCGACACCGACCCGAGCAAAATGCAACTCGTGGAAGCCCGAAACTTCAGCGCACTCGAACTGTCTCGAGCAATCGGAGTCCCTGCGTACTTACTAGGAATCGGCATCTCTGGCTACAATTACAGCAACGCGACACAAGCCAAGCAGGATCTCTATCTGCTGGGCGCAAAACTCTATATGGACTGTATTCAAGAATGTCTCAGTGGGGCCGACATCCTGCCTCGGAATCGTTTCGTAGAGTTTGACACCGAAGATTTGATCGCCGATGTTGAAATGAACCACACCGAGATCAGTGTGGAAGAACCAGCATCCTCACGCACACCACAGGACATGAACTCATGATTCGACTCACAGCTCAACAGATCACACTGGACGCATCAGCCGAAGGTGAACCATCGCGTCAGATCA